GTTCTTAGGGCTGATTCTAATCGAGAAGCCTCTAATCCTGGCATCAACGAAGAGATTAATTGTTGTTGCGGTAGGTAAGAAGACTGCAAAGCTTGTAGACCTAGATCACCTGCTAGTCCTGTACGACCTCGCATCTCTTGTAGTCCCGCAAGAGTCTGAGATGATGTTAGTGCTTGCTCATCTCTAGCCTGTTGCATTGCAGCTAGTGCGTTTTGTGCTTGCTGCTCTTGTATGGCTTTCTCTAATGCGAGTCCTTCTGGCGTTCCACCAAACATAGATGTCTCTACACCCAGACGACCCTGACCTAAAAGTCTTTGCTCAAGTCCTAGCCTTGCACGTTCCTGCTCTGGAGCTTGTGCAGCCTGTAGTGCAGTGCGTATCTCTGCTTCTCTTGCCGACCTAGCTGCGGGAGATTGTGTAAGCATACCTATGAGATTAGACTGCTCTGTCTCTCTTTGGGCAGGATCACTCAAGAATCCAAATGCTTGTTCGCCAAACCCTGTTAGTTGCTGCCTGACTCTTTCCTGCTCTGGAGTCATGCCAAGAGTAACATCTCCTGCACCTGATACAGTCGCTCCTCCTGTGGGAGTAGTTACGGTAAAAGGCTTGAATGCAGACTGACGGCCTATCTCGCCCATCAATCCACCCGCAAGAGTAGAAGGCGGTCTATCACCATAGACAGTTCGTAAGTCTTGTTCACCTAATTTCTGAACATCTCGGATGATAGCTTCCTGCGCTGCTGCACCGCCCAACGCACCAATCAAACCTCGATTATCCATAAACATTTTTTGCATATCTTCGAGAGCCATTAGTAAGTACCACCATCTATAGTTGATAAGCTAACCGTACCAGTAGCTGTTAAGTCAGCTACCGTTACAGTACCAGTAAAAGTAGGCGATGCGCTATTAGATTTGCTGTTTACTGCTACAGCAATGGCATCGTAGTCTGCTCCAATTTCTACGCCCTTAATCACCTTGGCAGGATTACCGCTGACCATCGAGTCTTTAGCAGCGTAGTTCGTCAATTTAGTGTAATTCGACATTTTATACTATCCTTCCCATAAGGGCTTGAATGTTAATCTCTTGTATTGCAATGGGTTTACCATCAATTGTAGTTTCCGCGCCAATCGCTACTACCGTTCCTTGTCCTGACGCATTAATCTTTTGTCGGTTAATTAAAGATATTGAAGATGAATACTCTGCTGTCGTATTAAACTCCGATATATTGTACTGACCTACGTTTGATTGGGGTAATGTGTACGCTTGTTTCTTGTATGCGCCAGAATAATCATACGCCCAGTTTAAGACTACAGTAGACTCTGCGCCATCAAATGTAGTTAAGTTAATCTTCTTTAAGAATTTAAGATTAGAAGTATTGCCAAAGCTTAACGGATGGCTAAAGTAACTTAACTGATAACTCGCTGTATTGTCCGTGTAAGTCTTATACTCACCTATCCCGTCCTTTACACCAATGTACATTTTGTCATTTACAGTATGAGTAAAAGCTAAAGGACTAATAGAAGACCATGTAGTGGCTCTGTAACTACCATCCTGTAGTGGGAATCGTGTATCAAATGCGTACACTACCGCAAGAACTGGGAAGTTAAGTAACACAAACGCCTCTTGTGGCGAATAGTGTAAAGATATATTCCCTGTTTCAGCAGCAAACAAAGACTTAATATCATTATTGACGTTCTTAGAAACATCACCAATAGGTGCTGACTTCTCTTGTATCGTTCTAGCTAGGCTTCGTACACCAGAGTCATCTAAGAATATTAAGTCTCTACCCGTAGAAACCACGGCATCTCTGTTAACACAACCTATATTAGATATAGTGTCACTTAGCGTCATTGTTGCGGGATCATCAGCACCAGAGTAAATAACAATAGAGTTACGCCCAAATATCACTAGGAAGCCATTGTGGGCTGCTAGAGCAACGATAGTGTCATACCCTGTAGGCCATACCTTAGTGATGTCTATCGAGCCTGTAGAGCCTCCTGACCAGTGTGTGCCGTTTAATAAGTCAGACCAATAAATTGTAGACTTGTCTGCTGTAAAGTCTGCTACCCATAAGCGACCAAACGCTGCTAACACTTCATGTCCTTGCGGGGGAGTACCTGTTGCATGAGCATGAGCAGACATCTTTTCTACTGTACCTGCGTGATCTGAGTACAATAAAGGCTCATAGCCTCTTTGAAAGAAAAAAGCATGGTCGTTAAATGATACGATCTTCCAGTTATTTGTAGTGATTGTGTAACTTCCTGGGCTTACGTCTACCATAGTGGTAGTACCAGTAAAGATTTTATTATTACCTGCCGATAAGAAAGTAATGTCTCCATCTTCAGCAACAAACTCATGCAATGCTTCTACACCTGCTGACGAACCTAACAAGTCATTACCGTTAAGTAAGTCATAGCCTTTTCTTGCAGCAATCCTTCCTTCTTTATCAATAATGCAATTATCAGCCACAGCAGCAAAGCTAGGCTCTTGCGCTAACGGAGCGTCTTGGGTATTAATCCCCGCAAAGCCAGGGGCTGTGATTGTAATGCTCTGTAATTGTTGAGCCATCTAGACCACCATGTACGTTAGATCTTCTGGGAATCTGTTTGCATCTATAGATATAGCGTCTGCCAAAGCGTTAGAGGCTACGGCAAATTGTTCTGCTGCCGACTGACCGCCTGTCTCACCTCTCTCCCTCAGAGCCATTGCAAATGCGTACTGCACTATAGGTCTGTTAGGAGCTTTGATTTTAGTAGCATCCGCAGTAAGTTCTGCTTGAGGCGTAGCCATATCAAACCTTAAAGCTTCAATAGCATTAGGATCTGGATATACTTTGATTTTTAAATCATCGCTATCATCCGTCCCAATGAACGTATAACACTCAGGGCTTCCCGCAGCAGGTGTATTATTGTAGTAAACATTATCAAAGTACGCCTTTGTCTTGTAATTAATAAATGAGTTCTTAGTATCATTGAGTGCGTGTTTTACTACTGCGTCCATACCAGATCCCGTAAGAGAATACTCTGACGTTCCTACTACAGTATTAAAAGCAATTGTGCTTCTTAGTGAAGACCAGTTCCATGCCTCTTCTACTAAGTTTTTAGCGTCATTAACAAAGTCTCCAATCAATGCGGAGTAACTTGATTCCAATGCTGTTGCTACTTCATCCTCACGCAGTCTACGCAAGACACCATTAATTGCTTCCAAGTATGTCATTACTTGCCTCCAGAGGCTTTTAGAAATGCGTCAAACATTCCTAGCTGAATATTATCTAAGTCTACAAACTGTGGCGAAAACAAGATACTTTCTGTTATTGGCGTTGCGCTTGTGACTATGTCAAATAATTGTCTTTTGCTTTCTGTAGATTTTGGCTTAATAATCTCAGGAATAGTTACGACTGCTTGATCGTCAGTAACGATCTCATCAGAAACCACAGTTGGATCGGGAGTCGGATCAAGATCAGGTTTAAGATCAGGTTCAGGATCGCCATCAGGCTGAGTACCAGGAACAGTGCTAGGAACAGGATCGGCAGGAGCAACAGGAGGAACAACAGGAGCGGTAGTGCTAACACCTGCATTATCACTTGCATCAATGCCTGTATCATCACCTCCTCCTTGTGGGATAAAAGGACCAACCTCTCCCATATCAATAGGACCAAGCGGTCCAACAATAGTAGAAGGATCAAAAAATGTAAGAAGCGGATTAACAAAGTCTTCAAAAGTTAAAGACTCTTTGTCATCACCCTCGTCATCCTCATCAAGCACAATATTAGGATCTTGTGTTTGTAGTTTTCCTAATGCTTCTTGCAGCATAGATGGATCACCACCTTCTGCTATAACCTGCGGGATTCTTCTTTCGTAATCTGCCTTAGCTACTTCTGGGTCATCTGTAAAACCATACTTAAACTGTGTTTTTGCAGCAGGCAATCTACCTTCTTCTACAGCAGATTGAAGAGCATCAGATTGTTGAGCAGACCTAACAGCATCTGAAAAATAATCAGGGTAATCTCTTGCTGTTATTCCACCTTGACGAAAAAGATCAAGCGCAGTTACAGGAAAAAACTGTCCAGTATCAGGATCAAAAACATTGCTGCTTTCTTTTAATTTAACCGTAGTTCCCATTACTCTTCATCCTCTTCTTGTAACGCAGCTAATATAAAATGTATCTGCGACTGAAGCATTCCTACTAAGTAGATTGGCGGGATACCTTGCTCCATCAATCCTGCACATAACGTATCTAATTCAATTTCAACTTCTATTGCAAAGTCCTCTAATCCTTCTACTGACTGTGGTGGAAACTCTATAACTTCGGACATGGGTCTGGTAACATCATTCCTGTTGAAGCAAATAAAAAAGTTCTCTTTGCTTTACGAATATAAGAAACTGGCTTAGAACAATAAATCTTAACGTCCTCTACCAAACCCTTTGTTATGTCTCCTTTGTCGTATCCATCCTTTAAGTTATTACTAATAGCACAATTACTCAGAACAAAACTTAGTAGTAAGACGGCTGTAACCCGCCATGTCGTGGTCTGAAATAGCATCGCCTATACCCCTATCTTTTCGCACATATGAATCTTCTGGGTCTATCCAAGTCTTACCCCAGTTATCAAAGTACACCATGGTTTGTCCTGCATCTGCACAGTAACCTATCGCGGGTATTCTTGCGACCATGTCTGACCCGCAGACAAATGATACTTGCGAGATTAAGTTTTTCATCTTCGCTTTAGATGGACGCATAAAAACATTTGGCTTACCAAACGTAATTAAACGAGTCTTTTCAAACTTACGGCAGCAATGCGCTGACAACTCCGCAAGAGCAGCGCCTAACGAGTGGCCTGTAAAAATAATTTCTTTGTTAGGATCAAGATGCTTTTGTATCTCTTTCCATACAGACCTGTGTGCCATCATAAATCCACCATGAACCCAACGCCCTTTATATCTCCAAGGGAATGCAGTCATGTTAAAGATCCAGTCTCTTGCTTGCTGAGTCCCGCGAAAGATGACGTATTGCTCATTAGTCGCATTTACAAAATAACAAGTCGTAGATGTGCCTCTAGACTCAATCTTGATTGCGCCTTCAATCTCTTCTTCGTAAGCAAGTAATGCGTACTTACACGCCTTCTGTATCAGTCTTTTGTTCACAAGTAATCTCTATCATGTTAGGGGCTACGGATTTTGCTACGGCTTCTTTGTTTGCATTTCTCTGTGCTTCAGAAAGCTCACAATATTTAGTTACTGCATCTCCTACAATATCCAGAGATGAGCATGAGAATAAAAAAGCCAAAGGTATTAGTGCTAAAAGTTTCATAATCCACCTGCATAGTTAGTTAACAAAGCTACCAGTCCTACAATAAATATCCAGAAAAGTCTTTCGCCAAATCTGTTATCAGTTTTAAAAGCCATCTCTTGCAATTTATCATCCATTGCATTGACTTTCTTTTCGATAGACGACTGCCTGTTAAAAACAGTAACTAACCTTTCTTCAACTCTAGCCAAAGAAACAATGGCTTCTTGAAGGTCATCTATCTTATGCTCAACACGCCTCAATCTTTCTTCACTCATATTTTCACATCTGGCTCTGCATACTGCTTTGGTATTTCGTAGGTACAAGTAATGTGCCTACCCCCGTCTTTCTTAAATGCAATCATACTCATCGTATGATCCGAACCATATCCTTGACCTGAGTGCCAGGAATCAGGTGGAGCTAATGTACCAAACTTCTGCACTGTAACTCCCTCAAACTCTTGGACTGACGCATGATGAAAGTGTCCTACAAACCAAAGTCTGTGCGTACTTTCGCCCCATGCTGCGGGCATATCTCTTGGCATAATCTGCGCTAACTTAGCTGCTTTTACTTTATCTCCGTGGTGTATTCCAAACAACCACTTACCCCACTGGAGGTAATGAAAAAAACCTTTTGACTTCAATATGTTAACTCTTTTTTCTTTAGAGTAATAGAACTCTAGAATTAACTGTACCGCAAGAGCAGTGTCTGAGTCGTGGTTTCCTCTAGCTATTGCGACTTGTATTGTGTCGCACTTAGTTAGCATCCTATCTATTGCAAATATCATTGTTTGTGCAGCAACACGCATTACCTTTTCAAAACGTGTATCTACATCAACCAGTGTGCCTTTTGTCGTAAAAGGCGACGAACCATCTGAGTGTGTAAAGTCACCGACTTGTACAAGCATCCCTGTTCTACACTCAGGGGATCGTTCTACTAACTCATTAATTGCTTCTTTAATTTCTCTTGAAGCAATGCTTGTATCAAAATCTCTGTCGCGTGTTTCTTCACTGTCTGCTCTCATTCCTAAGTGAGCATCACCAATTATAATAGTAGAAAGCAATTCGTCTTTACGTCTAGAAGTTTTTGGCTTGCTTTTAATAGGCTTAACGCCTTCGCATAACTCCTGAACAAATGCTCTAAATGCCTTGTCTTTTTTTATCTGGTCTGCTTTTGTTTTAATCCAGACCGTATTGCCTTCGTCATCTTTTGTAAGTGTAGACTTACCAATTAAACTATGACCTTCGTCAACAAACCTTGACCCGTCAAAATATAATGTAAATCCTTTTGCTGCTGCTCTAATTCTTACATTATGAAGAACTGTTCTAAAGGTACTATCACCGCAACCTATTGATTTTGCTGCTTCTACTGCACTTTGATTGTGATTGTACCAGGCTTGTATAATTTCTCTTTGCCGATCTGTCGAGCAATAATCTAATAAACTCATAAAATCCCCTTAGCTTATTTTTGTAACAACAAATCCAATCATTAACGCAATTGCACCGACTCCTACGGCTGTTATAATTAATAAAAAAGTTAAGTCAGCTATTCTTTTTTTTCTTTTTGCTGCTGCCTTTGCTGCTTGTAATCTTCTTGATCTTTCTAGCTGCCTAACTCTCATCATCTGTGAATACAAAGCAGTCTTACCTTTATCTTGAAACATTCTCTTTAGTTGTGCCTCTAGCTTCTTAGTTCGTTCTTCTGCCAATACTGCTTGTAACGCATACGATTCGACAGAATCTTTTGCGAACATCTTGTTTGCAGCAGATGTGTTTTCTGACTGTGCTTTAGCTTCAGTAACTTTATCTTTTGCATCATAGAAAGCTGCAATAGTTCCTTGCATCTCGTGTATTTCTTTGCTTTTGTCAACTCCATACTTTATGAGCTTGAAAGCTTTTTCTGCTGCTGCAACAGCTAATGAGATTTCTATCATTCATCAAACCACCCTAACTTTAAAGTTACCTGCACCGACTGTAGTAATTCTAACTTTGTTGGTAGCAGGGGCATCCCAGTTATAGTCTGTTCCAAGAACAACGCCTTGATTTAATACATTTGCGTCATAGTTCAAAGCAGTACCAGAATATGTCGGTACTGTTGAACCAGAGGCAATATATAAAATAGCTGCAAAGTCTAAGTCATTACCAAGCGCAATTTGATTAGCGTCACTTAAAGCATTAAGCGTTGTGCTAGTCATTTTGTTTACAGCAACAGCCATTGATTCTCTTAAAGCAGAGACTTCTGTGTTTGTAGTCGCGTTAGTCCAAGTTTCTGAACCGAATGTTGCGTTAGAGTTATATTGATAAGTTCCTGAATTATTCTTAACAATGCTTCTCGCTGCACCAGTAGCATCTTGCACTTTCCACGTTGTTTTGTTATCTGTAGACACAGCGTAGAAAACGCTACCGTTACCGACAGCATCTGTTGCTGTGGTTGAATTTAAATCAGTCCAGTAAGTTGTATCTATGTTACTGCTAATACAAGGCTGATAACCTGTTGGTATGTTAGAAACAAAAGAACTATATTGAAATGCTCTATTTTGAGATGTTCCTACAATATACATTTGTGTTCCGTTATTGCCAAAACACAAACCTGCTAAAGATGATTCTTGCGATTGAACTGAAAAATATCTTACATAAGTTGCACCTACAATTACGTTAGGAGCAGTCAAGTGATATTCATAAATCCTGTCATAGCTACTTCCTGCCATAAGTAAAGTTAAACCGTCTTCACTTAATGAAACAGCTTCAGGATAAGCATCCACAGATGCGAACGAAAGTCTTTGGTCATCACCTGCAAAACTTGCAGTAGAAAGATCAAATGGTGTAGTTAAATTATATTTATCCGCATCGGAATCTGTATGTCCAACACTTATTAATACAGTTCCGTCATTGGAAAAACAAAATCCTTTTGGAAGTGCTTGTTGACTACCAACTGCTAAATTTTTACTAGCATAACTTGCAGTTGATAAGTCAAAACCAGTGGTTAAGGTATATTGAAAAATTTTGTCGTAGTTTATACTAAGCGCGTACATACTTGTTCCGTCAGTATTAAAAGCTATATCTTCTAAGTTTGCTACGATTTGACTGCTAGTATTATAGTTTCTGACGTATGTAAAACTTGTGACATCAAAAGGAGTAGAAAGAGTGTATTCAAGCACCAACATATTACTGCCACCCGCTATAAACATTTTTGTGCCATCGGGGCTTATTGCTACTCCTTTCAAACTTGTAGTTCCACCATTGAGTCCAAAATTACTATAAGTTGAATTACTTATATTAAATCCTGCTATATACGCGCTAGTCTTTAACACATCATTAGTTGCGTCATATATCACTGAATTTAAAGCCCAAGATCCAGAAGATGCTGTAGCGTATGAACTTGGTGCTGTGACTTGTGAAAAAGTTCCGCTTGATGCTGTTAAAAGAAATTGACCATCATTTACAATAATAGTTTTACCAACATCTCCAGAAGCAAATGAGCCTGTACCAAGCTTGATGGTTTTAGCAATATCGTATTCGTATATAGCATCTCCAGTGCCACCTGAAACAAACATTTTAAATCCGTCTGCGCTAAATTGAACTCCTGTGGGAACTGAATCTGTTACACCAAAGCTATCTACAAAACTTGCTGTAGATACATCAAATCCTGTGGATAAAGTGTATTCAAGAATTGCATCATTTGTTGCTCCTACAATAAACATTTTTGTACCGTCAGTGTTAAAACAAATTCCCAGTGGGGTTGTATCTTGTGGTGTTATAGAAAAACTTTGAGAGTATGAAGCAGTAGATATATTGAACCCAGTTGTCAAAGCGTATTCAAATACATTATCGTTTATAATGCCACAAACAAACATTTTTGTGCCGTCTGTGTTAAATGCTAAGGCAGTTGGAGCAGCGTCTTGTGAAGATACAGAAAAACTTCTCGTGTAAGAAGCTGTTGAAATATCAAACCCAGTTGTTAAGGTGTATTCATATATAGCATCGGTTGAATTCCCTGCTATAAACATTTTTGTACCATCGGCACTAAAAGCTAAACCAAATATCTGTGAATCTTGCGATGCTACAGAAAAACTAACATTATCATAACTAGCTGTAGATACATCAAATCCTGTGGATAACGTATATTGATACACAGTATTGTTATCTGTGCCTATAATAAACATTTTTGTACCGTCAGCGTTAAAAAATAAATCTCTTACACCTCCATCTTGAGATGCAACACTAAAGCTATCAACAAAAGATGCTGCTGATACATCAAACCCAACAAAACTTAAACTGGTCGATGGAGCAGAGTTTTCTAATGTATAACTACCTGCCGAAGCATCCCAGTTGTTATTAGTTGCACCTGTCTGAGATATTTCTTTAATAACAGAAACATTAGGTACAAGCACACCACTGCTTAAAGTAATGTCTGCTGTTTCACCTGCTGCAAAAGTCTTAGTCAAAGATCCGTTAGTAACAGATACATTTTCAACAGCGGTCGTTAAAGTATTAAGCTGTGTTTGAACGTTAGACGTTACACCGTCTACATAGTTTAACTCCGTTGCATCAACTGTTAAGTCAGAGATTTGGCTGACTGTAATACTCGTGGCAACAGGAGCAACATCTACCCAAGCAGCGCCTGTGTAGACTTTCATCTTGTCGTTAGTAGTGTTGAAGTAAATCGCACCTGTTAGCAGTGCGTTACCGTCATTGTCCACAGTAGGATCGGATGATTTATCACCCAGATAGCGGTCATCAAAGTTATCATAAGTTGTTGCAGCTGCTGCTGCGCTGCTTGCACTAGCAGTCGCACTTGTTGCTGCATTTGATTCACTGGTCGAGGCTGCTGACGCACTGCTCGCACTAGCGGTTGCGCTGTTGGCTGCTGCTGTAGCTGAGGTAGCTGCTGAAGTGGCTGAACCTAATATACCGTCTACATAAGCTTTTGTGGTTGAATCTGCCGAATCAGTGGGCGTTGCAAGACCAGTGATCTTGTTGTTGCCCATCGCAATAGCACCAGACATTGTACCGCCTGATGTTGGAAGACCACCGCCAACTTGAGTGTCAACATAAGCTTTTGTGGTCAAATCTTGTGCAGCAGTTGGATCACCCGCTCCAGTAATCTTGTTAGTACCCATTGCTATCGCGCCACTCATAGTACCACCCGCAAGAGGTAGCTTTAATGCGATAGAGTTAGTTACTGTTGTGTGAAAGGCTGCGTCATCATCTAATGCTGCAGCAAGCTCATTGAGTGTGTCTAATGCAGCAGGAGCGCCATCAATAAGGTTTGTGATTAACTGATCTGCATAGGCCTTGGTCACAGCGTCAGTGGCAGCAACTGGCGTACCAATATCTGTTAGTCGTGCAGTGTTAAAGTCTACCGTACCTGTTAACGCAAGATTATGTAAATTGGTAGTACCAGATGTCGCCGTAACATTGCCCGTAAGATTTCCTGTGACATTTCCCGTGACATTACCCTGGAGATTACCTGTTACGTTACCTGTTACTGCACCTGTTAAGTCACCTGCAAAGCCTGTAGTAGCCGTTACGGTAGTTCCTGTAATGGCTAAAGCAGAGCTACCACCTATAACCATACCGTTGACTGTACCGCCTGTGAGGACGGCATTGCTTGAGTTTAACGTACCGTTAGCGGTGAGTGTGCCTGTGACAGTTCCAGTAGCAGTAGTAATAGAGCTAGGATTAGTTCCTAGTTCTACAATCTGAGTAGAATTATTCTCTGTAAAGATCCGCTTGTCAGTTACGTTAACCGCTAACTCGCCTTTAACCAAGTCACTCGTACTTGGTACGGCTGATGCGGTAGAGCTATTCTTGGTAATAATTACTGTCATGATTTATCTCACCACTTAGTTTTATGACTCCAATAACGAGCCGATAACTTTGAAGGGGATGCGTCTTGTGCGTTATGCCTAGCGTAGTAAGATTTCTTTCTAGCTTTATCTTTGGCAGTCTTGGGATTGCTCCCTGCGCCTTTAACGCCCTGTTGTCCAAATCGGATAGTCTTAATTTGGTCACCTTGTTTAGCCACAACAACATGACTCTTGGTGGGATGACCAGGAGTACGCTTTGGTTTGTTAAAACCAGAAACGCCAATCTTTTTTAATCGGGGGTCTTTCATAAAGAATAAGGGGGCAGATTACTCTACCCCCCTCCTCTATTAACCATTTACAGCCATTATGAAACCGCTATCAGGACGATAAGTCTTAACACCGTATAATGTGTCAGCAGTATAAAGAGTACCTAAGAACTCTTGCTTATACTGAGTCTGTGAACGTATGCCTAGCTGCTCTGCCAAGATCATTGTATCGTTGTGAACTAGCATAGCTGCTCGGATTTGACCACCTGCTGAGTTTTGTGCAGCAGTCTCAGTGATCGGGCAGTTAGTAGAAATGAATACATCGATGCCGTATAGGTTACCGATCTTTCCATTTTGTACAGGCTCACCGCTTACAAAGTCAGAAGAGACATATCGGTCAACGCCCATGATTGCGTTACGCAATGCAGGAGGTATTACGAATGCACGATTATCCATAGGAACATCAGCATCATCTTGCTTCTGAATAAGGTCACGGAAACACGCATCTGTAAATACGTCTGCTGTCGTGACTGTGTCGTCGGCGTATGCGGTTAGGCCAGTTGACGCATCACAGAAAAATGCAGCAGCAGTATTAGTCCAAGCAGTACCGTTACCAGTACCGAAAGACTTACCAAGATCCATGAGGTCTGTATCGACCTGACGGGATAGGGCATAGCCTGCGTCTGAAGTGTAGAAGTTACGAAGACTTGAAAGAGCTTGTGTCTCAGTAATGTCCTCAATAATGCGTGAGTATTCGTAGTGCTTGTCTATTGCAACTTGCACTTCGCCCTCAGTAGCATTCTGAATTGTTACCGCAGTAGCAGAAGCCTTAACGTGAGCATCTCCACGAACGGGAGCAGGAATGTGAAAAATATCGCCTTTCTTTCCTGTTACGCTCATCTTCTTAACAATGTTTGCGAGAATTAAATTCTTCTCATATGCCGCACGAATTTCGTCCGACCAAATTTCTGGAATAAATGTAGCGGCACTGGTATTAGTTACCGCACCGCCCATATTGGGATAGGTTGAATCAGTCATGTCTTAGATCTCCAAAAGGTTATCTAACCCTTTTTTCAGCATAAGCTTGTAGAAATTCTGCCTCCATAGCTACATACCTTTTTGGGTTAGTTTTCATTAGCTCAATAATGTCTGCCCTTCTATAGATCTTTTTGCGAGATGTCTCTGAACTACCGTTAGCACTACCAGTTGACGCAGCATTAAGAGTTTGCTTACGATCTTTGCGTTCAGTCTCTACGGCCCTTGTTACTGTTTCTTGAGTTGATTTCCAATTGTTAAACAACTCATCCGCAGCATTGTAGTCGTATCCACTGTTTGCTCGATTGTACAACTCTTTACGAATTTCACTGCCTACAACCCATTTTTGAAACTCTGGGTTGACAGCAATTTCTTTCATGTCAGGATGCTTCTGCTGTAAAGCGGTCAGCGTCTGACTCTGTTGCATTTGCTTCCCCAACTCCTCTAACTGCTTGATAGTAGGATGGTTGGCAATCTTCTGTTCTACGGCCTTGTCAGGCTCTGCAAAGAAATCTATTTCTTCGGCTTTTTCCTGTTCCTTGACTTCGCTTTGCTTGAGAATGAAATCATCAACAATCTTTCGTAGTTGACCCACTTCCTCACCTTGGCTGCCCATTCTAGACTCAGCCTCTTGGTGCATCTTTACCAGTTCTGCGGGAGTTTTACCTTGGTATTGCTCTGGCAGTTCTGGTTGTGGTTCTTCTACATTAGCTACCTCTTCCGAGACTAATTCACTTGTTTCTTTATCATCTACCTCTTTTAAAGGTTCATCAATAATTTGCGCCACTATTAAACTCCTATGGAAACAAGACCAACATATAAGCTACCCCACAAGGGACTTACGAATCGGCTACCTTGCGTTCATGTTTTATCTTCTTCTGTCTATCTTTAGCCCACTTCATAGTCGCCCCAGGAAAGTGACCAGAAATAGGATCAAGTGCAATCTTGACAGGTGAGATAATCGTACTACTCATCTTTCCGCACGTTGGACAAGGACGCTCTCTAACTTCATCAAGCTTTACAAAAGCTTCATGTATATGCCCATCAGCACATTTAAAGTTAAACAGTAACACTGCTACCCTCCTTGCGGATATGATCTATCGTAGATTCTAAGTTGAGAATTAAAGATAAGATGTTTAACTGACCTTTACGGAACATTAAGTCATCATTATCTTTTGTGGCCTCAACGGAATTTATATTAACTGCATTAGCTCTAAGCTCATCTAGCAGTCCTTTCCATCCTTCGGTCATAAACATATCGGCCAAAGAATCGTAATACTTTTCTGTTTCTTGATCCATTAAGACAATGCCTTAGCAGTTTCAAGATTTAATTTCTTTTCTTTCAATACAGTATCTGCCACTTTGAGTCTTCTTTCAAACTCTTTATCATCCTCAGTACCTACCTGTAGGTTAGTGGATACTGCTTTAATTCTGTCATTCTCAAGCTCTACAGGAATAGCTTTAGTCTCTGCTGCTATCTTACCTGCTCTTGCTTGAGACTCCGCAGCCTGTCCGTTAAGCGCATTTGTTTGCGACTGTTGGAACTGGAACTGCGTTTGCTGCGCTAGTTGCGCTGCTTCTTGAGCTTCTGGGCTAGGCTGCCCTGCTTGCTCTAGCGTGGCTATTAGCTCTTCTCTGTTGCTTAGATTCATATTATCTATAATAGATTGAATCAAAGAAGGATACATTGGTGAGTCAGCAGGCATGGTTTGTAATAACTGTACTAGCTGAGTTACCTCGTATTCTCTGGCGATTATACCCAAAGAAGACGTTACCTCAAATACATAATCCGCAACAGGATAGATCTCTGGCTCAAACTGCATATAACGATGAGCAGCCTTAGTAACAAACGGAATCAAGAAAGAATCTTGGAAGTTAACCAAAGTCCTCTTATGTCTTTTGATAATAGCACCTAGCGACATACTAATGCCTGCTGCTGTCGCCTCGCCATTGATAGACCCTGGAACACCCGCAGAATCTATAGCACCTGTTGCTGTTTGAACCATTCGTTGTAATTCAGCAGCTTGTGCGAATGTAATTTGAGAAACTTGCCCAAAGTTAAATGGTTGTAATACTTCCGCAGGATTACCGTTGGTTAGTATTATTTTGCCTGGAGCTACCGTAGGATTAGCCCCGCGAGGTAATCTGGTTGCGTCCATTGCCATCATTGGGTGTACTGTTAAAGCTAGTGCGTCTATTCTTGCTCTAAGCTCTGCGTCCAATGCTTTCTGAGAGTTGTATCCCTTTTCGCAAACGCCCCGACCCCAGAATCGTCCAGGGACTATATCCCACGGGAATGCAACTACTGGTCGGTCTTGCATCATATACGGGTTCATCTCTGCCTTGAGCAAAGTACCACCGTTAGCAATTACTACAATAGCTTCAGCGTAATAGCCTTCGTCTTCTGTAGCATCTGTTAGCTGTTCAACCTCTTCATACTCATCATCGTTTACTAATAGATGGCGGGGGACGAGACCATAATATTTAGTAAGCCTGACTTTATCCGTAGGTTGCGTGGTAAGTTCTGGGTCTGAGTCTAAGTCCGAGTCCTCTGGCGCGTAACCTAAAGGCGTATCTTTATACACGCCTTTCTCTTGTAGAATCTCTACGCTATGGACAGGGACATACTCATCAATTGCTACGCCTATTGCATCGTCTACACTTGTCGCAACAGGATCAATTAAAAAGTTTTGAGGAAGAACAGGTCTTAACTTACACACTGTTCTATCCGCTATCTCCACCCCTACGGCCTGTAACTGCCCTTCCATAATAGGCTGTGCAGCAGGACGCATCTCTTTTTGTTCTTCAAGAACTATCTCAGCAATACCCGTACCAAATACAGCGGAGTTAATTAAACACTCACCTACCGCTTTTCTTACCTTGTTCTTTTTAAAATCTGCTAATAGCTTTTCCCGCAAGTAAACAATGTCTTGCTTCTCTTGGTCTAGCATATCGTCTTTCATGTCAAAGAATTTGCCACGACCAAATGTGGCTTCTTCAATCTCTGCAACCGAGGATTCTACGGCTTGCTGTAAAGCAGGCGAGATAATCTTAGATCTCTCTGACTCTCTGTTCCTGTCAGCACCAGACCAGATACCACGCCATAGCCTGTAGTATTCTTCAAACTTCTGCTCATAGTTAGATTCAAAGTGATCGCGCCAATCATCACACTTATTAATAACCCAGCTTTCTAAGGTTTCTTCTATGCCGAATTGATTTTCATTGCTATCTAGCATATTAATATCCTGATACCGAATCTAATACTGTGTAGTCTTGTGTTTCAAACTCATATGAGTAAGACACCTTAGCTAATTGATCTATATAAGCTAAAGCGTCCACACAATCGTCATGTGTTAGTGGGTCAGGAAATTGGAAAAGCTCATCCATAAATTGGATGTTCCACTCTCCTTTATTTAAAGTGCAGACTCCATTCTCGAATCTACCCTGTAACGCCCACATAACTCTGTCAGTTTTCTTTTTGTTACCGTGGGTTAACTCCTCGACCCTAAAAAACTTTTGATACTTACGCATCAAATCCGTAAGGGGAGACATCACGGCTTGTCTTGCTATGCCTTTCTCTATTCCCACAGAGATCGGCTCATAATCTCTAACTATCTGAAATATCTTTTCGGCAGTCGCGTTTAATTCCCAACGACCGCTGACTATGTCTTTCACCCACCAACCATACTCTCCTACCTTTACTATTGCAATAGCAGTGTTGTCAAGCTTTTTATTCTTAGACTTTGCTTTGCCTACCTCTTCAAATCCCGCAAGGTCAATGGCTACATAGTAATCGCCTGTATCGGGTTCGTCTTCTTGGAAGTTAACCCAATCTTCTTTGAACATCTCAGAGCCTCTAGCTTCAAACGAAGCCATGAACTCTTGTCTAAAAGCGTAAGACGACATAGATCTTTTGGCTGCGTCTATCTCATCTTTATCCAAAAGGTTATTGTCGTATGAAGTAAAGTGCCATGCTTTATAATTCGGGTCTTCGCCTAAACTGGCTAGTTTGTAGAGTTCATAAAAATGATTTCTACCCATAGGTGTCCCAATAAATAAGCACTCACCTTTTAGGTCTGTTAATGCAGGTCTTAGTATGAGTTCCCATACATCTGGCTTCATGTCCGCATATTCATCAAGAACTAAAAACTTCAGACTTACACCCCTCATAGTCTCAGGTCTATCTGCTCCTTTCAAGCTAATAGTTGTTCCGTTAACTAGCTTGATCTGCATATTATTGACATGGGAGCTTTCAATCACGGGCCTACCTACTTCCATAAGCAGATTCCACATAATGTCTCTAGCCTGACCCTGAGTAGGAGCAACGTAAAAGACCTGCCCTCTATCAGACTTTAATGCGTTGACTAACAGAAGATAGGCTGCAAGACGCGACTTACCTGTCCTACGCCCCGCAGAAACAACCTTGAAGCGAGTCGTATTGTTCCAGACCTTTTTCTGCCAATCCAGTAAGGATATGTTTAAGTTCATCTTTTTCTTGAAGTTTTCTTGGCTATAGCTTTGGGTTGTTTAGAAAATTGCTTTCCTTTCTTTGTGTCTTCTCTTTTCTTTCTTGATGTGGCAGCGTACTCAGCCTTAGATAAAGACTGACGCGCTTTCTTTGGCAGATACCTTTCCCCTGTAGCTTTCTTGCCTTGGGTAGACGGCTTGCCTGATTTAGTACCCCACTCCTCTTTAGTCCACTTGGATAAAGATTTCTGAGGCTTAGACTTAGATCCTGAATAACCACCACCCGCAGACTTGTACTCTTGAGCAAGCATCTGCGCTTTACGCGCAGACCACTGCCCAGGCTTACCGCCCTTAGATGATGCCATCACCTTGTTCTTCAGTCTTTCTCGAAGACCTGGCTTTGTATAGGCCATTACTTGCGCCTAGATGATTTCATTGGTTTCTTTTTAGCAGGCGACATCTTTGCTTTCTTAGCAGCAGCCTTTCCCGCAGTAGTGTATGGGTATTTCTTTCCTCTAACCATTGGCATAATATGCTCCTGTTCGTATCATGTAAGTGACTTCAAACGCTCTTTTCCCTACTTGTCTTGCCCACAGCGAATCCAAGAACTCATCTGCAGCATCCTCGTAGTCTTTTACCTCCATCGCTCTCAAGGCATTCTTAAACTTTCTTAATCTCGTAATACCAAGATTAAAACATAAATTAATCATTGCTTCCTGTCTAACCCTATCTAAATCCTTATACCACCTCTGAGAGTTCTCTAGCTCCTGCTCACAGCGTCTTATGTCATTCTTGAGGAGATAGTACACCTCATCGTCAGATAGCCCTACGGAGCTTAGATTGCGTCCTACGCCTATAGTCATATGACCCGTAGTATCTTCATAAGGTTTGTGTTTGAGTCCTTCGTGTCTCACAAGAGTGTCAATCAAGCTCATCGACATCTCCTTCTATGATATTAACAGGCTCATCCGTAATAGAGGCTGTGTCTCCAACGCCAGAGATAGTAATGTTTACCATAGGCTTACCGCCTAGTTTATCTTTCTCAAATGACCCTTGAGGTAAGATTCTATCCACAATCAACTTCCATGCTGCTGATTGATTCTTATGGTCATCGTCTACGGCTGCTCTGAAGATAGAGTTTATTACGCTCTCTGTGTCTCTCCTAGCTAGAAACCTTTGTTTCATTTCTATCATAGCGGAGTGTTCGCCCTTGGGTCTGCCCACCTTGTTTCTCTTCACAGGTGTTATCTCAGACTTCCTTGGTCTGCCACGCTTACGCTTTACAGGTGTATCTTTAGTGTCGCTCATCACATTGCCGTATATAGAATATAGAATAAATTATTGCATATTTAACTCTCTTTTTTAGGATTAAGCAATTATTGCTACAACGCCTATGTATGCTGCGTTACAGAGATGGTATTTTTTACAGTTTTTTTTAATTTTGCCTGCTGCAAATTTGGGG